TCTGTGTTTGAATGTGGCCACCGTTACACAGTTGAAAAACCGAATTACAAACGGATTCTACCACCCCGGGCTTCTGAGGTGCGTCGTCATATTACCCCCTGACGACGTTAGGCGATTTACTCGAGAAGCTCGGGAAACTTCCTCCGAAGTTCCGAGATGGTGTTGGTTTCGTTGAAGAACTCGTGGGACGGTCCGACCAGTAGGGTGTTGTATCCCCCATAAAAGTCTCGCCACAAGTCTGGAAACCAGCTCAAGGGAAGTTGGAGAGGTCCTCCGGTCCATGCATCGAGAGCCGTAGTAAGGATCGCTTGCTGCTCAAGGGTAAAACCAAAAACGCGGGACACCATTATCCGATCGCTGTCGAGGATGACCGGCTTGGTGAATAGCGTCGATAGTTTGACCCCGGTGCCACTGTGAGCATGCTTGTCCACCTCAGCGACGAGGTGTTTTGCACGGACAGTGATCCCGCTGGTAAGCTCAAGGACCTTGTAGGCCCATTCGCTAATACCGGGAGCATTTTTGAACATGGAAAGAACGGACATCGCAGTAGCCTTAGACAGAGACAGCTTGGTTACCTGAGAGCTGTTCTGATACCGAGCTGGAAGATACTGCCGCTTGCCCAAGAACGTGATAACGTCACCGATCAAAGTGCCGGTGCTGACGTTTACGTATTTTTGGCAAAAGCCGGCTTCACTCAGCTCGAGGCCAGATTCTATCTTAGCAGTCATGCCAAGTTTAGCGAAATCCTCCTTCTCAAACGTGTACCCGTGATCATCGGTGATGTTATCGTCCCCCTCGCAGAGGATCCAATTGATAGCATCAGTCCAATGCACACCATGCTTCATCTCGAACACTGTGAGCCAAGTGGCGACGTTGTCAAACCAGTTCGACAGACTGGTGTCAAAGTCACCGCTGCACTTGATGTTCTTGATGGAAGCGTTGAAGAACTTATTTCGGACCGAAACTTCACGCCCAAGGACCCAGCGTGCTTGACCTCGGACCTGCTTGGCATAACCCGAAAGATTTTCGGTGAGCCGGTCGTAGAGGCGGAACTGGGCAGCTTCTTTCACCGTTTCTTTGAAAGATGCTTCATATGAACTGTAGTCGCTAACGGTTTTTGATCCTGGACCTAGAGAAAGCAACTTATCTACTATGCCTTGAGGGTCAAGTTTCTTAATGGAGGGCGGGAGGCTGTAGACGGTCTTCTGGACAGTGTGAACTAGGCGGCCTACGCTACCCCAAACATCTGACTCAAGAAGACTACGATACATTCCCTGAATGCTGCGGGCCTGCTTCAACACACTGTACGGCTCTTCCTTGTTAAACATGCCAGTCTCCTTGTGCTTGGTCGGACGGGCAAAGTCAGACTTGCGGTTCTTATGCCAAGTCTTGATCTGTTTCTTACGGTCGAGAGTATAGTTGGTGTTATCGATCATCTCATCAAAGCCGATAAGATCCGAATCGCTCAATGGGAGAAAAAACCGATCGACTATCTGGTCAACGATCTCCCGCTTGGCGCGGTTCCAAATCTTGTCTACCTTCGGCGTGAGTGCGGCTCCGCGATGGATAAGCCCAGCTGCGGTGGTGAGCATGTCTCCACGGTCAGTCATGGGCAGAGCGATTCCGGGGATTGCGAACGGCGAGAATGTGGCCATCACAGCACGCGTTTTGTTCAACGCTGGAAATATGCTCGTGAAGGACAAAAATTTCTCTGGGTCTACTTCGTTAATACTGACGTTCTGAAAAATTGGATCGCTTACGCTGTAACCATAAACCCCCAAGGGTCGCAGGCTAGCAATGCTGCCAGCAAACTCGTTGCACTGGACCATGAAAGCGCTGATTGCTGTCCAAACAGCGGCAACAACGCGAAACAAGGCCATGACAATGCTCGCCAAAGTACCGCCCCCGAAGTACACCAGGCCTAACACAAAAAGAACGCTGAAAATGCGTCCCGCTTTAGTGTGAAACCAAGGCGCGTCAAAGAGATCCACATCTTCGTAGGAACGATTCTCTAGCGACTTGTCAAAATCTCCTTGGTCTACCTTAAGCTTAAGGTATTCCAAGTACGAACAAGTGTTCTCGAGAATGTTCCCACGAATCATCTCTTCAGCATCCCAATCAATTTTGGAACACTTACTGAGATTGCGTCTTATGGCGTCGCGATATTCTTCAACCGTTAAGTTGGAGTTTATCACAGAACCATAAAGGGCGATCGCAGTAGACGAACACTCGCGCACAGCGAGCCTTCGAGAGCCAAGAGCCATGTGAATCTGCCAGTAGGGAAAACTCACATAGAAGCACTCTGTGACAGTGTAGCGGCAAATGCCAGCGACGTACGCTCGGGGCCCGAAGGTGCAGTCCAAAGGTCTTTTATCTTCTTCGACAGAAAATTCGCGATGATCTGGCACCGGGTATAAAGCGATCGAATGTCTGACCGTCAGTTTTCCCAAAAAGAAAGTAAAAACAGCCTTAGCACGGTACGCCACAAGCCCGACGAAAATGTTCTCGAGCATCATCATTCCCACGAAAACTGGCAAGAACAAGATGACGTGGACAACATGTTCCGCGAGCGTGGCGGCGAGGTTGCTAATGTGAGGCCACAGACCAAGGTCGAAAAAGAAGAAACCCATCATCAGGGGAGCGATGCGGAAGAGGAACCCAAGTCGGATCCAAGACATGGGCGTGACCGGCTCTTTCACTTCGACTTTGAAGCGGATCGGCTCCAAGTTGTCGTTGAAAAACCGGCATTTGACCGCCTCCTTTTCCTTCTTTTGATCACCACGTTTTTCCTTGGCATTATCGTTTTCAGCTTTCCTTTGCGCCTCCATGTCTGCCATGCCCCTCTTGAGCATCTTATCACCTCCTCGACCACCCCCCTTAGCGCCGGCCTTGGGGCAGTTTCGTTTGAAATGGCCTTCTTTGCCACATGTGTTGCAAACCGCCTTTTTCGGTTCGGCTTCGGGGGTGTTGCCGTTTAAGGAATGCTGAAGCTTATTAGCCTCCTTTCTTGGCACGTGCCACACGTAGGGGGTGTTGCCCTTGAGTGCATGGACAAGCTTGTTACGCTTGATGCGACCCAAGTCCCAAGTGTAAACGACGTCGTTATCGTCTTGACCGCCCCCATGACGATCCAGACGACTTTGATGAGGTTTAGGCAGGGTAGTAAAGGTCACCACCTCACTGAAAAACCCGTGAAAAGTAACAGTCATTTCGGAAGAATTGTCAACGATCGTGTACTCACGCGGGTGCGGAACCACAGTGCGGTGTCCTTTTCCCTGCCGGTCTCTCATCCGATTTCCGCCGTCTACACGTTGAGTCTCGGGCCGGCGAATCCCGGGAACTGCGTAAGTCACATTCTTACTACCCCCAACCGTGATCTTGTCGTCGAGGATGCGAATCTGACCTTTCACCGGTTTTCCGTCGGTGAGTTCTTTGTCTTTTCGCAGTAGCCGGATTCGAGCATTATACGCAGTTTTCTCTTTGGCCTCTTTTTCCTTGTTGGAAACAGGTTCCCTTTTGAGATAACTGTTGTAGTCATCCTCGAATTTTTGATTCTGTCGTCCTGTGTTTTCGCCTTTAAACGAAATGAGATTTCTTTCACGTAAATAATCTTTGCGTTTTTGAGGTTCATTGACTGGACCGTCGCCAAGACCTCTTTCATCGAGGAGATCTTTGTCTCGAAATCTACTTTTCTTTTTCCCCATAGCAAAAAACAGACGACCTGCCTTTCGGCGTAGCGCTTACAGCGCGGTTGGGCCGAAGCCCGGCCCTACTTCTTTCGGGCCACTGAGCGCCCGATGTTGGGCTGACTCACCACCTTGGTGCGAGGTGGGGGTTGGGTGGACTTCTGATTGGGTGCGACAGAAGTTTCCTGTTTTGAGATCGCTTTGTTAGTAGCTTTTGCGACCTGACCTGCCAGCTGTACTCCAGCACCTAAGGTGGGGTTGAGCGCGGAGAGGAACGGCGAGACCAGCGGAGCAACGTCAGCCATCACTTTCGTTGCCATCCGGAACCAATCGCCCTTGTCGTTGAACGAGACAGGGACGCCCGGGGGGAGGGAGCGGATCATTTGGTGATACAGCTCTATGGCGCGCGGGCAGTACATGGCAGTGGGAGAAGCCATGTAAAGCATTGCTTGGTTGGATGAGGTTGGGCAAAGCTCAATGATGAACTTGATGGTGAGAGTGAGCGTGGTTTCGGGGGAAAGTCCTGAAAAATACGCTCCAGTCGTCTCGATGTCGAGAGGACGGTGGTTTGCCTGGTAATCCTCACTGTAACCAGCAGTGGCCGCGAAAGGTGTGATGACGTAGCCTGCGGGCCGTGTGGTGACGAGGGAAGAGTCGACCGATTCCGTGAGATACGTAGTACGAGAAGCGATGGAGTAATGGGTGTCATCGCCAAGACGAATAGGGACATAACAACCGTCAGCGGCTTCGAAGGTGCGAGAATCGGGCATCGAACCGGCTTCGGCTTTGGAGCCGGGAGGCTGGCGCGACTTCCGAAGATGCTGGTGATGATAAACTGTGGAAGTGTCAGCATTACGCAGCAAAGCGCCTTCACGCTGTGTGCCCTGGCCTGAGGAGTACACAGTTACACTGCCTTGTTTGTAAAGAGCGGCGGTATCATTGTGGACTTCAAATCCTCCGGCAACGAGCTTCTTCATGGTCTTGTCGTTGTCATCGTCGAGTGAGAAAGCTTTGAACTCGCGGGTGATCGCGCCAAAGTCGGTGGCTTGGGCGACATTTGCAGGATAACTCAAGTTGTCATAGCCATTGAGCCCTCCAGCGTCTCCGTGGGTAATGACAGTGATCGTGCCAATTTCGCCGGCCTGACCATCGTTAGACAAGGTCACGGCAGCGTCGCCTACCACGCCGGAAGTGTTGTTCCGGTAGTAGCTTCGGCAAGCGTGCGTTGACGCAATGGGCAGGGTGGAGATGTGGGCGGACCAAGTCTCGTTGACAGCCAGACCAGCGGGGGCCTTGATCTGGTACACCTTGGGCACTATCTGAATTGCAGACGGTTGGGAGTCATTGTCAGGGAGACCGGCTAGTTGGACATTGTAATCATGGAAGGGATCCAATGCCACTTTGAGCCAATTCTGCGCGTCGCGGTCACAGCCGCACGCCTTGGTGAGTTCTTCAAAGTTGAGGTTTCGGATTTGCTTTCGTGTGTTCATCATACTTGTAATTGTGAATTCTCCGACAGGGTAGCCGTGTTCGGGCGGCTATTGGCATCTTGCTCTTCCGATTTATTTTAAGACCTTCTTCCGAGTGCATAGCCATTGCCAGAAAACGGGGTCAGCGTTTTCGGGGGGGCGCAGCAGCTTCGCTTACGCTGCTGGCTCCATTGTTTCTGTGTTTGAA